GTGGAGTCCAAGGATTCGATGCGTTCTAGGGGCTTGGCATCGCCGGATAGGGCTGATGCCCTTGCCTTGTGTCTTGATGGTGGTAGCATGAGGTGGGATTTGACTTTTCCCGTTGAGAAGCCAACGTGGAAGTCGCTTCTGTCCATGATCGAGTCACATGATCCGGTTATGGCAGGATTTGACCCAGGAGGATAATTATGAACGCATGGAATTGGATTACTTCAAATTGGACTGAGATTGTCGCCGCTGTTGGTGGCGTTGTCTTGGCCGCTCGCATCATTGTCAAACTTACCCCTACCCCCGCCGATGATTCTTTCCTTGAGAAGATCGTCAACTTCCTAAAGGGCGTTGGGCTTAACATCAAATAAGTTCTAGTGATCGGTGCGATACTTCAAATCATCGCATCGTTCTTACGCCTCATTCCTGGCTGGCGGGAAAAGCGCATTGACCAAATTGAAGGTGAATGGCGGAACAATAATGCTGCCATTGATGATGATCTTGGTCCTAAGCCTTGGTGGGTGCGCTACAACGACACCGTTGACGAAGACAAACGGGGCCGTAACTGATTTAATGCTGGATGAAAATTATCAAGAAATTCGCAGTGCAAGTCCCGCTGTTAAAGCTTGGGCAAAGAAAGCATTGCATTACGTCAACGATCTGTCATACGAACTAAAGCGGGAGCGCGAAAAATAATGGCTGATAACAATCAAAGGGCAACGTACTATCAAAGGGTATTGGAAGCGTTAAACCAGCGCGAAAGCTGGGAGAACCGCCAGCGTTTGTTCTATCAAGCCCGTTACTTTGGTGTTCGCCGCAAGATCAAGCCTTGGCCTACCGCCGCCGATTTGCACGTTCAGTTGATTGATACTGCCATTGAGAAGCTGAAACCCAGCTTCGTCAACAGCGCAATCGGTAACGACATCCTTTCCAGCTTTGTTCCCATGCGCCAGCAGTTGACTCCAATCACAGTGTCGGCTGAACGCTGGTTTGATTACAACATGCGCGAGAAAACCAATTTCCAGAAAGAGATTGTTTCCGTCATCGACAACATTCTGCTCTATGGCCGTGGCGTGGCCAAGGTGATTTGGGATGAGGATCAGAAGCAGATTCGCTTTGACGCTATCGACCCTTTCCATATCATCGTTCCCCCCTATACCAAGGAGTTCAAAGATGCCGATTTCATTGTTCACATCATCTCGACTTCAGTCGACTCCTATAAGGCAAATCCCGCTTACAAGCAGGACGAGGAACTCATCAAGATCATTTCTGGTAAACCCTCCAAATCGGTGGGCTTACGAAGTGAAATTCAAGATGAGATTTATAGACGGGAAGGAATTACTCAGGAAGGTGAGAATGATCGCATTATTCTTTGGGAGATGCACACGCCGACCAAGGACGGGTGGAAGGTAGAAACCTACAGTCCCCTCCAGATCCAGACCGACATCCGTAAACCTTTCGTTTTGCCGTATAACCACGGTGAACCACCTTTTGTTGATTTCCCCTATGAGGTCACAGGGGGCGGTTGGTATAGCCCTAGAGGAGTGGCGGAAATCCTACTCCCAGGCGAGAACCTGCTGAATAAACTAAAGAACAGCCTCTCGGACTATGTGGAGCTTGCCAACCGACCCGTTTTTGAAGCGCAGAATCCGATCTCGCTAAACACGGCGAATCTGAAGATGCAACCTGGGCAGATTCTGCCACAGGGTCTAAAGCCGGTTCAATTCAGCCAACCTCCATTCGACTTCCAGCGTTTAATGCTGGAGGAGCGCATGCTGGCCGAACAGCGCATGGGTCAGTTCGACATGAGCGCGTCAAGCCAATACACCGGCGCGGATCGAAAGACTGCAACTGAGGTGCAGGCTATTCAGGGTCAAGCCGCCGCTTCAGGAGATTTGAGAAACCGAATCTTCCGCATGAGCTTGGCGCATTTGTTCAAGCAGTGTTGGTCGCTTTACACGCAGTACAACAAGAAAGACTTGATGTATCGGTATGCCGAGGAAACTGGACAGATGGTTCCGGAAGGTATCCATGCCGAATATTCCATCGAACCGAAGGGTGGATTGGATTTTATCAATCGCCAGTTTGCGTTGCAGAAGGCAGTTAGCCGTATGGCCATGTTCCAAAACAATCCCTTCGTGAACCAAGGCGAATTGGTCAAGTCGGTGTTGGAACAGGACGATCCTTCCTTGGTCCGCCGGTTGTTCCAAGATCCTCAAGCCGCCTCCGGCGATCAAGCCGAGGATCAAGCAACCGAAATTGCGACCATGCTTGCCAC